ACAATAATGTCATCGCCGAAAACGGCAAACGAATCGCCGTGCGAACGCCCTCGAGAGTGCGAGAATTTTACTCCTCTAGCTCTGTAGGCGCCGTAGACTAAAGCCGTAAAGAATAAAGTCTGGAGGGGAAAAGTAAAAGCATTCCCCATAGACGATATCATATGCAACTCTATTTTGCGCCCATCTGGAAGGATGGTGCTTCGTGTGGAAGCCAACTCCAAGAGTGCAACAACTCTCCTGGGGAAGAACTCCCGCACTAGCGAAATAGACATAGAATCACTTGCACTGGATAAGTCAATAGTACCAAACTTACCAGAAAGTGAGCCTATGCGAGCAAGCTCAGCATTGATACCGGGCTGCGTACTTAAGTTTATTCCAACAGACTCAAGTAAACGCCTCTCGATAGCCTTGCCGATCCCCTTCTGGAAAATCATATTCAAAAGGGGCTCAGTGCATATTGTCCGACTTATTTCCGTAGTCTTAGGAACAAAGGACAGACGGCTGCTTTGAACTATCTCAATGTCCATTACCTCCTTCCGCGATATTTCACAAGCGGTCCAGAGTTGGTCAGAAGAGATAGCTTGTCTGAACAAACAGTACAAGTCTGAGCTAGTCATCGACAGGGAGCTATTCGCGAGCTTCGTATAGAAGTTCGTAGAAGGGCTCCCAAGCGACGCACCCGGACCTACGCCAAAACCTTCAGAAATTGAAGAATTGGATAGGATAAAATCCCGGGGTATGGCACTGCAGTACAGATTGTCATCCAGACTGCACCACCATTCCGTCTTTTTTGGGGACGGATAGAAGAAATTGTACAGAAAGGCTTTCGCCTCTCCTAAAGCAATTTCTTCGAGCTCGGAACAACGACGGCTTCCATAATCAAACGTACCACACCGGTCATTGATCTCTAAAAAGAGATCAAGTGCCTTTGAATCGCCATCGGGACTCGTTTCCGAAATACCAGGAAGGTATTTCTTGAGAAGAGATTTCCGCAGGCTCATCATCGCATACTGGTGAG